TATTTGATGGGGAAGGTAATGTCAATTACGCAAAATATAAATGTAATAAACCAAACGGTAAGACTTATTTAAAATGGAATGTTGCAATGGAAGTTGCTATGACAGATTTAGATTGTATTAAAAACTTTTATGATATTGTTGGAGTAGGAAGCATTCACTTCAAAGGTGTTGGTAAAGGATCTCTAGGTAAGAGGGACCAATGGAGATGGAGGTGCTCTCATCAAAAAGCATTATACTTAGCAAAATTATTTTTACCTTATAGTACAGTTAAGAGACCTAAACTGTTAGCTATAATAAATCACTATGAGTTCGTTAAGCCGAAAGAATCCCTAGGAAAAAAGTTTGATTTTGTAAAACCTAAAAAAACTTAACCTGCTACGGCTAAATTTTCTTGAACATCTTGGTACTTTAATTGATTTCTAAGAGATTTAATTTCACTCTCAGTTGCCAACATTTCAGTAGTACAACCACCATGGGTCATTAGACTAGCTGTCCATTCATGTTCTTTGGCCTGAAGCTTTTTTATTAGCTCCACTTTTTCTTTACTTAACATTTACGATCTCCTCGTATGTTACGTGAAGTCTGGAGTTGCCGGTGAAACCATCTTTAATAACTTCAACGGTGCCATCCTCCACTTGTTGAGACACCTTAAGTATCGCTTCTTTACAATCGTTTGCTTCGACTACTTGGTCTAACTGCAAACCTCCCATGTACGCTTTGATACGATAAGCTGTCATAAGATATTATAAGATATTTTGAACGAATGGTCAACATTGTAGCCTTTATTATCAATAGCTATGCAATGTACGTCATAAGAGGCCATAGAACCCCCTATTTCTTCGACTTGGTCTTTCATACGTATTCCTATCTGTTTAGCTTTAGAACGACATCCTGGGCCATTTATGAGGTCATCTACCATATATTGAGTACACTTTGTACCTGTATCTGGTGTAGATAAACACACACTACCTAATAATATAAACTTTAGAATCATTCTAAACTGTATTAATACCTTGGCACACGAACCTCGGGCCAAGATGATACTTCTCTATATCTTCTGGTGGGAAAAATTCAATAACTTTTTTTGTAGTATCTAATGCTGTAATTATACACTCTCTCCAAGTATCAAATGTTTTAGGGTATTCAGTCTCGGGTAAACAACTGCCATCAATAAAAGCGCAGACTGTATATATTAAAATAAATTTCATAATTTATTTGACATTTAATTGTATCCCATATAGTTAAGATACCATATAAATAACAAGACAACAATAGGAGCAAAATGAACACACAAATGTGTAGAGACATAGTAAAAGAAGCTAACGATGGTATCGAAGCTTTAGGTAAAGAAGTGGTTGCACTTCGAAAAGAAAATGCAGAACTTAAAAAAGTTATAGCACTTTCTAAACCTTTAATATTAACAAAAGATATGGAGATAAAAGATGGATCTAAATAGATGGAAGTCAGTAGCAGTTAAAAAAGAAGATTACTCATTATTAAAAAAAATATGTGAGGATAAATATAGAGCTCCAGGAGCTATGATATCTAAACTAATTCATAATCACATTGAGTATGAAGCTAAGAAACAAAAAATATCAGTAGAAACTTTTAAGAAAAAATTATTAAATGGAGTGGACAATGATGACCGAAAGCGATCTAAAAAGAGTTGATTCAAGAGTAAAAGCAAAAGAACTTTTCACTATTGAACTTGACCATGCCAACAATACACTAACCTTTGTAGTGAATGGTAAAGTCATGAATATTGTTAAAACATTTAAAGCTGAGCCCTTGTTTGAAAGAATGTTAAAGATTGCAAAATTTAAATTCTTGAAGATGAGGGATGAGAACAGACGTGAATATATTGAAAATTAGTATGGGATAGTCCTATGAAAAAAGTTATTGCAGGGCTATTTCAGTTTGTTAAGTTTAAAGGAAATAACCATGAGGTATATAAATGACAAATGACTATAGAGTTAAGATAACAATAAGAAACGAACGAATACTAAAATTAATTGAAGATAAAGGTTTTGTTAGTGTTAGAAGTTTTGCTAACACACATAAAATTTCTTATCAACAATTAACAGAACTAATAGCAGGAAAAATAAAACCTTTTACTGAAAATGGTATTATGATCCTAGTATGTAAACAAATGTTAGACGTTCTTAATGTAACTTTAGAAGATTGTTTTACTTCAAGACAATTAGAGGGATTTAATAAAAGATCTTTTGAAATTAAAGTTAAGGAACAAGATCTTAAAAAAATTATTAACCCAACAAAAAATCAAGAAACCAAAATGATGGAGCAACAGGCTAAAAATAGAATACGTTATGCTATTGAAATGGGTCTTGAACCTAGAGAAGCTGCCATGCTTAAAATGAAATTTGGTTTTGATTATGGTGTTGAACACAGTGGAGAAGAGATAGCAAAAAAATTTAATGTAAGTAGAGCAAGAGTAGGACAAATTTTAGCTAAAGCCCAACGTAAAATGAAACATCCAAGTATTATGAGACAAATACTTCAAGCAGGTGCAGATGAAGTGTTTGGTATAAAAAATTTATCTCCTGCTTTAAAAAGAATTAAAAAAGAAGAAGAAAATAATTTAGAGTATATGGATCCAGATGAATTTTTAGATTTGTGCCATGCTAAAAATACTAACAAACTAAACTAATGAATATTAGACTTTTAAAAATAAATGCAGCAAAGCGTTTTTGTCGTTGGTTAAATACTAATAGAGTTGCTACTTATCTTTGGGATATGTTCAATCCTGTTGGTAAAATATATTTAGGTTTAGAGAGAAGACAAAGGACAGCTGAGACAAGAGATAAATTTGTTGAAGAGAGAAGAAAGAAAAGGCCCTATTGGAAGTGGGCCTTTGAAAGACAGGGCCAATCTATTATAGCTAATAGAATTTTAGAGTTTGTTACTTTAAGACACGAAAAGAAAAAGAAAAAGTAATTATATGAAAAAAGAATTTGATAGATTAAAGTTTAACTTTAATAGAAATAGAAAAAATAAAAATACAGTGCAAATGCGTAAGTTAAATAATTATATAGCTGCTACTAGAGCTATGGAAACTTTATGTGAAGATATTATTAGTATGGCAGATAACCCTTTCTTAAAAGAAGATCCAGAAGCAATTCTATTAAATTTAAAAGATCATTTTCAAAAAAGATTAAAATTTTATGTAGAAGAAAAGAACACGGCTTGTGAAGAATTAACTGGATTAAGAAAGTTAAATGAACTTGAGAAGCAGGACCCTAATTTAGAGCAAGATATCTTTGAACCTATTATGAAATAACAAAAGTACGACCCCCTCGTACTCAATTAATTTACCCCAATCCCTTGTACCCACGACCCACATTAATTTATAATATGTACTTGCAACATATGAAAAAATTTAATAATAATAATTTAAGCAAACTCTCTCCGTGTAAGGATTGTAAGGGGCTAGGTTGGATACCGCGTCTTGATAAAAAAAATTACACTGAGTGTATCATTTGCAATTCTACAGGAACCACGTCTCACGATTCATCGGGCATAAGCAAAGAAGCTGAACAAACTTTATTATTTAAAATAGCGTGGGATTATATTAATGGCAAAGAAAAAGGATGGTATCACTGATTTAACTAAGACTTTAGTTAGTGCTGCTAAAAAATTTAATGACAAAGAATACGGTAGACTGCAACATTTAATTTTTGCATTACTTCATGGGGTCAACTATGGTTATACTAAAATGGACCAACAATTCTTAGACGACTCATCAGATATATATTTCCTACACAAGGACCAACAAGATAATCCTAAAAAGGTATTCAAGAAAAATAAAACTAAATATACTAATAATGTAATTCAACTTAAAGATTTTAGTAGAGAGGCCCTCAATGGTGATGGCTGATAATTATACTAAAGAAGAATCACAATTAGATTTTAACGACATATCCCAACACATTGCAGAAGAAAATTTGCAAGGCGCAGCAATCACAATATTAATTGATGATGTACATGAACATTTTGAGGTCGCCACTCGATTGAACTTTAAAAAATCGAAAGGCCATTATCGTGCTCTACTCAGTAGACTTATTAAAACTTATGGGCACTAATATAGCTGCTGATATCATTGAGGAAAATCATATTTCCAATGAACAGAAGTTATGGAGGCATGTCATCTTAAATGCGTTTGAGGATACAAGAATTTTAAGTATTGATCGTAAAACAAGTTTACAAAAATGTGATGCTCATTACTGGATTGCAGAATCATCAGACTTTGAACAGATCTGTTGGTGGGCCGGTTGGGAACCTGATAATGTTAGATATAGATATTACAAAGCATTAAAGGGTGGAGATATAAAATTTAAAAAAAAACATCTTCTATGGCATCAATATGATTTGTTATTTAAAAGATTAAAAGAAGAAACCAATCTAGATGAGAGACGTGAGCTTAGACGTAATTTAGAAAATAAGCGTAGACAAATTATGAATGCCGATAACTTTTACGTGGACCATTTTAAAAAGGATTTGGGGATTGAAATTTAAACCTGCAGTCCAGGGAGCAATCTCTAAACTGCAGGAAAACAATTAACCATGTTAAGGGTTATGAAAAAGACATAACACTACTAGATATTAGACCATGAGGCGTGGTTCGTCAACAAAATATAATGGTCAATGGTTCGGTGACCACGACCCACGGTTCACGATTGCTGAATTCCTAGTACGTTTCCTTAGAAAAAAAAAATAAAAAAAATATTTGTAAGGGTTTTTTACTGGGAAACTAGGAAAAACGTTGATATATAACACTTCTAGAGCATTTTTCACTAGGAAAACACTGGGAAAATTCCTAGTAGTTCTAGGAAAAAAATACAGAGAGGCCATTTTCTGCAAAAAAAAAATAAAAAAAATATTTGTAAGGAAGTGCACTAGGAAAAAATATGATATAACAGGTCAAGATGGCAAAAAAGAAAAATACTTTAAAATCAACTTCAGAGCTTACGTTAAAGCAAAAAGCGTTTGTAGATATATATGTTGGTAATTGGGGTGAGATATCAAAAGTAGAAGCCGCTAAAAGAGCTGGGTATACATCTGATAAACCTCAGGGACCTACCGAGATTGCCAGCAGACTTACTGATCCAAATAAAAATCCTCATGTTGTGCGTTATATGGAAATGAAATATAGCCAGGAACTAAAAAAA